AGAACACCCATACTTCCTGTTCCAATACCAGCACTACCAACAAAATTACCAGAGGCATTTGACGATGCACTAAAATCAGTCGTGCCGTCACTGACTGCTAATTGATTGATTGTATTACCTAAAGTAAGAGCTGTGTCTGATAATGATGTTCCAATACCCACTCTAATTTTTTTAGAATTAATATTGATTGAGTTTGGCATTAATTTAGCAACTTGATTATTTCCTTCAGATAAAATGGGGTTATATACCTCCATCGTTCCTTCAGTTTCAAACACAGCTTTATTGATCACAAATTTAAGATCTTCCCATTGACTTGGTTCCCATGTAGAAGCGTTTTGTGACTTAAAGAGTGATCCCAAATATGGTTGTTGTGATATAAATTCATCAGTTAATAGATCTGACTCACCAATCCTTGATATGAATACTTTATACTTAGTTGACCATGATGCTAAACATATGGCATATTCTGTATTATCTCCTTCAAGATAAACAGGGGATTCAAATGTAAATCTAGTTGCTACAGTTCCATTTGTAGAAACATTAATTTGATCTGGTGCTTTAATTATTTCAGAGAATGGTAAAACTTTTTGTGTTGGAGTTCCTCCTTCCATTGTTCTGATTTGGAATGTCATAGGAATATCCATGTCATCCTTAGTCTGGAAGTAAATATCACAACTTGTAATAAAGATACCACCACTTTCTGTGACTTGGAAAGATTGTGCTAATGGATCATACCAACGATCTTGTCGAGTTTCAGTATCAGCAGTGCTGATAGCTTCAGTTTTCATAACAGTGGATCCTGTTAGTTGTCTAACAGATCTTTCTTCTTTAGTGGGTTTAGTTTGAATAATTGCATTTCGAGTAGAAATAATATTTTCTTGAACTGTTTCTAATGTTCCTTCAGCAGTGTAATTATCTTCACCAAATGTATCTGTTTGTTCTTGATCATTAGTTGTATTATCGATCATTGTGAATGTTTTAGTTCCTGTCTCAAATCTTGGATGATTACCACTATTTGGATTTGGAAGATAAAAACTACAAATTAAATTTGCACCAAGATCGGAGATCAATCTAAAGTTTGATACAACTGCTGTAGCACCACTACTTGAGCCTCTAAGTTCCATTTGAGTATGCCCATATCCAAAGTAATCTCCTTGAGCTTGATCACTCAGTGATTTTGTATCAATATTCAATATAGTTGATGTGGAAGAATATGTTGCTGGCATATTTGTAGCACCACCACTATCAGATGCTAGTTGAACAACTCCTGGTGTTCCTAAGAATGTTTCAAGACCTGATGCACCTACTTGTGAAATATAAGGATTCTTAGCAAAAACTTCTGATGGAGCATTATATGGGCCTGCTCTATGATTTGCTTGTGCCACTCTAAATTTAATAGCAGGTATGTCTGTTCCATCTGCAGGTATACCTTGTCTTGGCATTGTTCCAATAACCGTCTCACCAACTTGGAAAGTTCCAGACTGCATTGTTATTTCTAATAGTTTTGGAGTGCAATATTGATGAACTGCAACACCATCAAAGAAAGGATATAATCGTGTGAGTGGTTTACATTTTGTTACTCTAACTTCTATGTTTCTAGAACGCATAGTCATGATAACATCACGACTCACAACTCTATCTCCGAGAGATTCTTTATCAAATTGTTCTGTTACAATTTTTCTAGTTCCACTTCTAGTTTGATGATCAATTCTAAATGTGTCACGAATAGTATCTTGAAGAGTGGTTGTGGTTGTTGTAGTAACATCTTGTGAATGGTTAACACCAGATCCACCGTTAATCCAACCTGCTTTAATAATCTCTTCTTCAGTTACTGAACTTGTTTCTGTTCTATTAACCTTACGTTCTGAAAAGTCTTGACCACTCCAGTTTGTTTCCCATGAATTCCATTGTATAGGAGCCATTCCAGTTTGTGGATCAACTCCAAACTCTTGCATTGCTTGTGCCATGATGCCCGCAAAGTTTCCTTCCTGTTGAATTATCTTTGCATCGATTCTAGCGGTGTCTGTCCATGTATCTGTTGACGGTGCTAGTTTAACAGTTGCTTGCCAGAAACTAACCAAGAAAGGTGTAACACTTTCTGTTCTTGTAGCAAACTGCTGACTTAACCACTCAGTCTCAGTATAATCAAGAGTAACAACATCTTCAGTTTTTCTTACATTTGTTCCTTCAGCAGCAAGAAAAGCACGATCAGTTCCAGCATCCACACCATCAACAGGGCCTGGCATAAGATCTATTGAAGTGCAATAATGCTGTGGTCTCATTTCATTATGAGAGGGATCTAAACTACATTTTACTTTAAATCCTTGTGTTTCCTGTGGTTTAAGACTTGTGAAGTTATCAACAAAGAAACCAGACTTAAATTTATTCAATCCATCAGCATCAGCAACAAATAAGTTTGATGTTTGTGTTTCAAGCATTGATAAAGATGTATAATATTCAAGATTCTTAATTCTTTCTTCAAGTTCTTTAATATCCTGCATTCTATATCTCTTATACTTTAAGAAATCAATACTTGCTTGTTTAGGTGAGAATAAGTATGGAGGTAAAACAACACTTGCTATTTCTATTGCATCATCCACTCCAGTTGGTCTTTCTCTTTTCTCTGAAGGATCACCATATTTAACTTGGAATCTTCCAGTTTTGTCTAAGAAAATTCTATCAATCCTACCAACAACATGATTGAAATCAACAGTGATTGTTTCATCGGATGCCAATATATTTGCAGCAGAACTGCCAGATGCAGTGAATGTTCTTCCAAAAAATTCAAATGGAGATCTTACATTTTCAAGAACTGTATAAGGAGAAACTTTTGGTCTTATGTCAATTGTATCTGTAACATATTCACCGTTAATCATAGGAATTTCTTTACTGTAATTCCAACTATTATAAGAATTTCTTACTGTAATATCTCCTTCATCAGTTGAATCGTAATAACCATTTTTAAAATATATTTTTAATTGTTTCTTTGGTGCTCTAGCATTTGATCTTCTAGTGATAAATCCATAGTCATAGTAAGTGCTTCTTTGACCATTAGTAAATGTATAATTTGCTGATATATTTTTACTAGGATTATCTAAAGTTGTAATCAAACCTTGAACTGTTGATTCTTCAAACACTACAACTTCACCCTCTTCAAATGCTGTTTCATTTAAAGTGATATATGTAATTTGAGAATCTGTTAATACTTCAGCTACGAGTGCTACCGCACCACTGTTTTGACCTTTTAATTTTTCACCTATAATTAAATCACTTGCCTTTCCTGATGGGCCATTTAAAGACGTTAAAGTTATCTTAGGTGCAGTTGCCTCTGAAGTATCAGTGGATTCAAATATACCATGAATAGCAACAATATCTGCCTCATTTAACGCTATTTTTTCGTCTTGAACTCTTGTTCCTATAGGGAAGTTTCCGTGAGTTAAACCATCATTTAAAGTTGTTGCACCAATACCAGATGCAGCGTCTTTAGAATAATTTACAACAGTGGCATTTACTCGATTTAATCTTTTAACTTTTGCAGCTGGCTTTGATTTTGTAAGGGTTGCTATTAGTGTGCATCCACTCACTGCTGCTCCTAAACCTTGTATCTGTAATACTGTATTACCTGTGGTAAAAGTAAACATATCATCAGTTAGTGCAACAGTGGTTCCATCAGGTCTCATGAAAACATATCTTTCTTCATCAAATGGTAAGAATGACTCATTCGTTCCTGCAGAAAGTGCAGATGATAATTGACCTAATCCTGTATTTGGATTAAGTGCAACATCAACACTAAATGATTTTCTAATTGTTAATGATGAATTTGTAAGATCGACATCTGATATGAATGCTTTTGGCATTAATGCATATAATTTACTCTCAGTAGATCTTTCTAATGGTGATGTCTGAAGTCTTAAACTAGAAACATTAGTAGATGATGTAGGAATTTCACCACTACAAACTCCAGTTACTGTAGCTACACCTGTGACACTAACTTCATTAGTAGAAACACTAGTAATTCTTGCGAATGAGGGAACATTATTTCCTAAACCACCAAATGATAAAATATTTCCAACTTTTAATGAACCAGGAAACAGTGCATTTTCACTAGTGACTGTACATAAACCTGTCTGAGGAGTTTTTGCACTAAATTGAGCATTACCAAAATCTATAACTGGTCTTTGTATTACATCACCAGTGAAAGTTTTTGCCGAACCAACATCACCTAATTCTGGGCCACCATATAATTGTTTAACATCTTTCATACTAAAAGATGTTATGGCAGTAGCGATACGATTGTTATCTGTGCCATTTATTACAAAAGGCTCATTAGTTACAAATTCTCCAGTTTTTTCATAAACAACTAAAGATGTACTATTACTTACTGCAGATCTTAAGAATCCTGTAGCACCACTATACTTTCCTTTAATCTGAGTTGGAATGGAAAATGTAACAGGTTCATTTAAAGTTACTTTAGAAAATAATTGAATATCATAAAGAGATGTATCCCACTCATTTACTTTAGAGTTTGCAATAGTATAAGAGCCAGATTCTAAAGCAAAATCATAAACCCTAGCAACACCAATTTCTTCTCCTGCCACTTTAAATGGATTTACACCAGATCTTTGATCCCTTAAACTAACGATATATGTATTTCCAATACCTATGGTTGGTGCACCATTGACATTGTTCATTCTTACTGAATTTCCAGTATTATATGCGACACCTTGACTTTCTAATCTCTTTGAAGTTCTTGGTTTTGGGCAATCTATGTAAGTGGAACTTATAGTCTCAACCTCATATCCTTTAACAAACGCTTTACCTGGTGATACTTGATATACTGCAAGATCATCACTCGCAAGTGTTCCACCCTGTGTAAATTGACCAGCTTGATATACACCATTATTTTTAATATTATCATCTAAAGAATCCTTCAGGGCAACACTAAAACTCCTAGTCATGTAGTCGCCAGATTCTGCAAATGTTCTACGAGCTAACTCATCTCTAATAAAATTATAGTCTGTATTTTTTTTCTGAGATCTTAAAGTTCCGTTTTCAATGGTTGCTAATTCTATGAAATTAGAATCGTTAAAATCATCTAATGGTTTAGCAAACAAACTACATGATATTTTTAAACGATCAGCACCTGGTGCAGCATAATTATTAAATCCTTTTGAGTTGTCTGCTAATGTTTCATCTTCATCAGCATTGATTATATCCTCTTCTATTCTTAAACCAATTCTAGCACTAGGTTCATTTGAATATTGTGACAATATTATGGTTTCATCTTGAACGGCAACAAAATTACCTCTTATGAAGTATACACCATTAGATATTGAAAATGATGCAGCAGTAGATGTTGCATTAGTTGCAATACATGATGCAAATGATTCTCCTGATGGTATAAATGCGTTATTGTTAGGGCCTGAGACAATATCACTATCTGCTAATAATAATTCACCGTCTGCAAATGTTTTAATTTGACTATCCTCTACACCAGAAGACATGTATGAGATATACAACGTTAAATTGCCATTCTCACTATTCTCAGACATGAGAACCTGTTTAATTATCGCTGTTACACCTGTCGTTGCACCAATTATCTTTCTATCAATTAACTGCTCAATATAAAATTCTACAGGAACTCCTAAATGACTATTATTTAACTCTACAGCAAAATACTCTGATGAATAGGCAGTATTACCTGGTATTACCTTTGCACCCTCTTTAAAAAAATGTTGACCAAATTTTTCAATTTGATTCTGTAATATAGACTGAAGACCTGTTAATTCTCTTGCTTGTACAGGATAACCAGGCTTGAAAAGAATCTTTTGATAATTATCGTTCGGGTCGAAATCATCAAAATATGGTGAAACATTGAGGTTGGTTTGCTGAGCCATAGTTAGTTAGAACTGTAATATTATTTTGATGTCTTCTTTTTGATTGGAAGATCTTGTAATTGATGGTCTGTGATCAACGTAAATCATATTTCCAGAATATTTGTCTATTTCTGGGTTAGAAACTCCCTTAGTAAATGTTTGACCAAGGTAATAGGTTCTATTATTTATTGAGGTGGAAAGACCTGTAAATGTAGTGCTGATTGATAAATTAGAACTACCGCCAACAATAGTTACATTACCACCACTATCAGGGTCAGCAGTAAATCTTGTTGTATTGTAACCATAGATTGCTGCAGTGGCTGTTTGTGCAGTTGATACTGAACCAGTTGCGGTTATGAAACCAGCAATAGTTCTATCCTGCCAATACTTTAAAACACCAGTTGTTTGATCATATGCAATAACTTTACCATAGGCAGTAACACCTGTTCCCACAGTTTGAGATATCAAACTATCTGGAGTGAATGTAACTGAACTATATCCAGTTCCTGATAATCTTAACCCATAAGCAGCACTTGCTTTATCTAAAGTAAGTAATTGATCAGATCCAAAAGATTTAGGATTTTCCAAAATACCTATTCTAGCAATTTGGTTTCCTGTTACAAAATCTGGGTTTTCTGCATCATTTTCAATTCTTGCATAAAGTAAAGCATTAGTTGCACCTAACTCTCTATAGATATCTGCACCATGACCACCTGGTGGTGGAATAATAACATCAAGAGTAGGTGGTGAAGTTGGTGTTGGAACAGATCCAGCAGCTAAATCAACGTTACCGTAAGTATATCCAAACCCTTCATTAGATATCGTGACACTCTCTATTTGAGCATCGTTATTAACAACAACGGTGCACTCTGCATTGAATCCATCACCTTTAATTGGAACTCTAGTATAAGTTTGGTTAGCAGTTCCTATACCAGTTCCTCTATTCTTAACAACAACAATCTTAATTCCACCATCTACAGCATTACTTTTTACAGCAGCATCTGCAGCATTATCTCCCCAGTTTAAAGGAACTGGCATGAAATCAGTAGAGTCAAATTTAATTAAATCTGCTGGTTTTATACTATATAAGTATTTCCAAATATATCCGTCTCCAGATGTACCTGCAGTTCTTGGTTCTAAATCTGTAAATGTTGGTTCATCTAGAGATGGTTTACCGTCAGGTGTTTCTGGTGTTGTTCCGTTCTGTAAGCAAATATAAACCCTAAAATCACTGTTAACAACAAAGAAGTTCGCAGTATATAATGATGTTCCACCAGAGTTTGGTGGTGCATTAGATATACTATAGTCATGTCTATAGTAATCATATGTTGTTCCTGAGTTCCAGTTTAGTTTTGGAACTATCTGTTTCACATCCGCAGAGGTTATTCTCTTCACAGCTAACATGCTATCATGATAGTCATTCATATTATTAAAACTATCAATTGGTGCTGGAGGAGCAGAATCCCATGTTGATAAAATACTTGTTGGATTAGGTAAACCTACAAATGCATAATAAGAGTTAGTCGAAGTGGATACACCAGCAACGAAGTTCTTTGCGTTTAATATTCTTATTTGATCCGTTATGATTGCCGACATGAACTTTTGTTTACACTTTTTTTATTTATTTAGACGACGAAATTCTCAGCTTTAAGAGCAATCTTCCTCTTAATCTGCGGCCCCGTCTTAATACCAGTGACACCATTGGTGGTGTTAATGGTATATGCCTGTGATACTTGCCTATCAGTTAGTTGTAATCGACCCCAACTATAGTCACCTACAAATGATGTTGATAGACCTTGATTTAATGTAGAATAACCAACAGTATTCTGTAAACCATTCCAATCTAGAACTCTACAGAATACTCTTGTTGCTAGTTCTGCTTGATCAGTTCCATATCCAACAGTTGTAACTCCAACATGGTGAGAAACTTCATATATGTTATCTAGAGCTGTGGTTCCAACTCCAACATAACGACCAGATCTATCTAGTGAAGTAACTCCACTACCAATGTTAGAACCACTGACTGTAAAGAAGAATCCTGTTGTCAATCCACTTCTTGTTATCGCATCGGGGCTATTAATAGCATCATCCCTTAATGGAGAGTCTTTTGGCACATAAAGATCAAATACTATTGCAGTTCCAATACCAATTCCAACACCATTAGCTCTAGAGATATTTGAACATATCCCAACTCCAATAACAATACCAAAGTCTCCACCATAGGATTCTATGGTGTTTTCTTCCCTAACATATGTAGGTGGAGCGATTAAAACTTTAGGAGGTGCAGCATCAGTATATCCGATACCAGATTGAACTCCCACTGTAATCGCTGTTACAGTTCCATTACTAATCGTTGCTGTTGCTTTCGCGATAGTGGTGCTTCCAATACCAGCAAATCCTGTGCCACCAATACTTATAGGTTGTTGTATTGTAACTAAAGGAGCAGCAGTATAACCATCACCACCCTCAGATATTACAACACTTGTGATAGTTCCAGCAGCAGAGACTGTTGCCGTTGCTGCAGCACCTGCAAGGAACTCGTATTCAGAACTAGCATTGACAATTTGAATATCATTTTGGAAACTTCTATCAATTGGGTTTTCATTCTCAGGGTTGAAGAATGGTTTACAACTATCAATGAATATTACTGTTGAACCAATACCAACTGATTGTGTTAGATATGCGGTTGGGAAGAGACTAGGTTCATATAGAGGTCTATCTTTACGAACTATTCTTCCATCAATAAACTTATCCTCAATTTGCCTATACCATTTAACAGGTCTAGTTTCAGTTGCATCATCACCTATACCTCTACCAAAGTATTGATTAGTAACCACTGTATCAGAAGATTTAATTTCACCAACTGTTCTTGGGAACTCGACAAAAGTTCTTGTGTTATAGGCAGGATCAAATCCAATTTGCAGATCATCACCAACTTTAACAGTTTCTACAATATCTCTATCTTTTACGTCTTCACCACCAGTTCCTCTATAGAAGAACAATCTCATTGTATCACCAGAATTTGGTGCTTCAGTCATTGTTATTGTTCCACCACCGTTAAACTCATAACCCTCACCAGGTACTTGTAAAACGTCATTTATAGTAAGAATTTT